AGGAGACAGAAGTGATGGAATACCAAACTTCTTATCTGCTGGTGATACATTTGTGACAAATAAAAGGCAACGACCTATTAGTAGAAAGAACTTAGAGAAATGGATCTATGCTGATCCATCTGTATTCTGTAATACTAAGGAAAAGCTTGATAACTATGAAAGGAATAAGACTCTTATAGATTTGGAATGTATTCCAGATGATTTAAGATCTCAAATTCTCGATGAATTTACATCGTTAAATAGTAACGATAAAACAAAATTGTCTGTTGACTATTTTGTAGAACATAAATTGGTTTCATTAATGAATAACTTGGAGGACTTTTAAGATGGCCGATCTTGACAAAAACCAAATGTTACTTTCTGAAGTCTTACAGAAAGTATCTAATGCAAAAACAAAATCAAAAAAAATTGAACTATTAAAGCAACTAAGAACAGATGCTTTAACTTCAGTTTTAATATGGAATTATGATACTAGTGTAGTAAGTATGGTTCCAGAAGGTGAAGTACCATTTACACCTAATGATGCACCAGCTGGTACTGAACATACAAGACTCTTACAAGAGTATAGAACTCTATATCACTTTGTAAAAGGTGGTAATGATACTCTAAACAGACCTACAAGAGAAAGAATGTTTCTTCAACTACTTGAAGGTTTACATGCTGATGAAGCATCTTTAATTTGTTTAATTAAAGATGGTAATCTTCAAAAAAAATATAAGATTACTAAAGCATGTGTAGATGAAGCATTCCCTGATATACAATGGGGTAAGAGATCATGATGATACTTCATGAAGATTGTGATCCTAAGTTAGCAGAAGATAAGAAATTACCTTATACTGCTTACTTAATTTGTTATAAAAAAGATAATACAGGATCAATTCACCATGATATTACTGTCGCTGGTACTCAAGTAGAACTATTTGATCACTACTACGACAAATATAAAAAAGGTTTCCAATGGATGAAACAATCCGAAGGAAGAATTGCTCCATACTTATGGAAAATACAAACGGCGCCACCGCCAAAAAAGAAGAAAAAATGAAAGATAAAAAGGCTGCAAAGAAGTTAATAAAAAATTATAAAGAACGTCCTCATCTATATTCCAAAGCGGACGTTCAATATGCTAAACTTATACAAAACAGAATCAAACTATTAAAGAAGTATGAATCAAGTGAATCTGGTAAGCGTGACTCCAAAAGCAGAAGAAACAATGGGGTATGTAGCGAGAGTCAGCAACCCCAAGAACCAAGAAAATCCAAACGTCAGTGGTTTATTAGGTTACTGCATAAAGCACGGTCACTGGTCAGTTTTTGAACAAGCACACATGACGGTGGAGATTAATACCACCAGAGGTCTTGCTGCTCAAATATTACGACATCGTAGTTTTACATTTCAAGAGTTTAGTCAAAGATATGCTGACACTAATTTGTTAGCAGAAGAGATTCCTATGTTTGATCTTAGACATCAGGACACAAAGAATCGTCAGAATAGTACAGATGATGTACCGAAGAACAAGAAAGCAGATCTTCAATATAAAATTGCTGAACATTTTGTTGAATCAATGGATCTCTATAATGAACTTCTTGCTTCTGGTATTGCAAAAGAATGTGCTAGATTTGTTTTACCACTTGCTACACCAACAAGAATTTACATGACAGGTAGTGTTCGTTCATGGATACATTACATAGACTTACGTTCTGCTCATGGTACACAGAAAGAACATATGGATGTTGCGAGAGCAGTTCAATGTATATTTTTAGGAGAGTTTCCAATTGTAAGTGAGGCATTAGGATGGAACACTATGACCCACAAGTAGATGATTATGTCATCTGGAATACTGATCTGGGAATGAAACATGAAGGATGGGTTTATTTTAAAGCAGAAGCTTCAGAACCAAAAAAAGGATGGAAAACTCCCTCAAGATATATTACAATTGAAATAGGAGTAAAACCTAAACCTTATTGTAACTATGCTAAAAATGATCCTCACAAAATGATTCATGTTTTGTTATTATGTTATGAACATCAATGGAAAAGTTTAAAGTATGTTAAACATCGGAGACTAGAAGATAGACCAGATAACAATCAGGAAATGATTGATATGTATAAATCTCAAGACCGACCTTTGGAATATTAATTATGAATCTTTGGAAAGAATATAAAAAAGCATTGAACAATGCTATCAAATTAAAAGAAAAAGAAACATGGGCTACATGGGAGGGTAAAGGAACTCATCTTGTAGCAAAAACATATACAAATAAACATCTCATTAAATCAAGAGAGGTTGAGATATGGTCTGATAATTCATGTATCTATAATAATATTTTGTATCCAAAAACAGGCAGTAATCTGCCTTGTTTTGGTATGGATTTGATGGCGTTTAATGAGAAGAGAGTAATTATAGTATTTGATTTCCAACATCCTGTAGAAAATCATTTACTTTCTTTTGATGATCTACCAAAGGCAGAAAAAGAATATAGATTTTTTGAAATGGGTAATCATTTTTCAGAAAATATATTTGTTAGATATTGTAAGATGGAAGAAGTGGATGCTTATGTATCTACATTTAAGCATTACTTGACTAAGTACAAAAATATGTTACAATTAGAGAAACCAAAACAAAACGACACAAGTGTGTATAAAGACTTCGATGCTTATATGACTCGACTCGATCCTGTAGGTGGATATCTCAAAGGTAAGTTCGGTCAAGAAAAAGCAGAAAGTCTTGTCAATGATTTTTTATTCAATTTCAAATGAAGATCTATGATAATTTCCTCTCTGAAGAATTGTTTTCACAAGTCAGGGATGCAATCATTAATCCTAATTTCCCTATGTATTATCAGACCAGTATAGTTACTGATAAAAAACAACAAGATGAAATTAGTTTTACCCATACTCTTTATAGAGACTATGGGCCAACTACATCAAACTTTAATATTCTAAAGTTGTTGATTGATCAAAGTAATATCATTGATTGTAAAGCCATTATGAGATCAAAGATTAATTGCTATCCTAGAACTAAGGAACTTGTAGAACATGATCTACATAGTGATTTTGATTTCTCACATAAAGGTTTTTTATATTACTTGAATACTTGTGATGGATATACTATACTGAATAATGGAGAGGATACTGTAGACAGCGTTGCAAATCGACTTTTGATTTTTGATCCTTCTATTCCACATGCATCCACATCATGTACTGATGAAAAATGTAGATGGAACATTATTATGAATTACCTATGAACATTTTTGTAACTGACCCTTCACCAACTATATCTGCACAAGTGTTGCCAGATAAACATGTTGTTAAGATGCCACTAGAATCATGTCAAATGCTTTCTATTATTTTTTCTCATTGGTATCATAATTGGGGTGACGATCTACTCAAGAAAAAAGATGGTGTACCTTACAAAACATCTAAAGGTGCCTTTCGTAATCATCCATGTACTCAATGGGCTGCTGCAAGTATGCCAAATCTTGCATGGTTAATAGAACACGGAATTGCTTTGTCAAACGAGTACACACATCGTTACGGTAAAATACATTCCTGTGCTGCACCATTACACGAGTCTAGAGAAATATTCAATGCTCGTTCCAAAACAGATGTCAGTTGTTATCCATTGGTTAAGTCCTTTACCAGAGCAATGCCCGATGAGTACAAACATAACACAAGGATTGACACTTTTGTTGCTTACAAAACTTACATTGCCTCCAAACCTTGGGCTGCATCTAATTATCTTCGTGACCCATCCAGAAAACCGAATTGGTTATGACTAAATAACTTTGTAAAGATTCATTAATTATGGCGATTTATCCTGTTGTAAACAAAGAAACTGGTGAGAAAAAAGAAGTCTCGATGAGTATTCATGATATAGATCAATGGTATTCAGATAATCCTAACTGGCAAAGAGATTGGCAAGCTGGTGTTGCTGGATGTGGTGAGGTAGGTCACTGGAAATCAAAAGTTGATGGTGGATTTAAAGATGTTTTAAATAACATTAAAAATCATCATCCAGGCGCTACCTTTGATCCTAACTCTTACTAATTATGGCAAGAACTAAAAAGAAGTCTCTATCAGAAACTTCAGATAAAGTATTAAAAAGAAAGAGACCTATTAATTCTCAATATCTTTTAGATATTGAACCGCTAACTCCAGCTCAAGATAAAGTATTTGCTGATTGGAAAGATGGTAAAAACTTATATCTTTATGGTGCTGCTGGTACAGGTAAAACTTTTGTTGCATTGTATTTAGCTTTAAGAGCTGTGTTTGATGACCATACTCCTTACGATAAAATTTATATCGTAAGATCTCTTGTAGCAACAAGAGAGATTGGTTTTCTGCCTGGCGATCATGAAGATAAATCATTCTTATATCAGATACCATACAAACAGATGGTACAATATATGTTTGAGATGCCTGATGATGATTCATTTGATAATCTCTATAACAATTTAAAAGTACAAGATACTATTTCATTTTGGTCTACAAGTTTCATTCGAGGAACCACATTAGATAGATCAATTGTTATCATAGATGAATGTCAAAACTTGAATTTTCACGAATTAGATAGTATAATAACAAGAGTCGGAGAAGATACTAAAGTTATGTTCTGCGGCGATGCTTTACAATCTGATTTAGTGAAAACTAATGAAAGGAATGGCGTATATAACTTCCTAGGTATTATTAGAACTATGGAAGAATTTGGTGTAACTGAATTTGGTATACCTGATATCGTTCGTTCTGGATTGATTAGAAGTTATCTGATAGCTAAAATCAATGCTGGGTTGTAATGTTTAATCACTGTGAAATAGATGTGACTCC